TTCACAGGATTTGGCGGAACCTTAGTCGTAACCATTCGGAGCGTATAATGACAATAGCAGACTGGGCAATGCTTATTGCCACCATACTTGGTATCGCATCAACCCTATTTATGGGACTTCGTTGGATAGTCAAGTCATTTCTAATGGAACTCAAGCCCAATGGCGGCTCTAGTATCAAGGACACAGTAGCTCGACTAGAGCAACGCGTCGATGAAATCTACAAGATTCTGGCAGAAAGAGGATGACAAGTGAAACCTGTTGCAAAACGTGCAACACCTGCTGCTATTGCCGTTCTTCGTCAGGCAACTGCGCTTGTACCCAAGCGGAGCAAGGTATCGGATGGACTACTACCAAGCAAGGCTCACATCAAGGCAAGCCCTAACTCTGATCATAATACTGGGCTGGCGGTAGACCTGACTCACGACCCAGAGAATGGGATTGATTGTGCTGCGATATTTGAAAAACTCAAGGAAGATGAGAGGGTTTCTTACCTTATCTTCAATAAGAAAATTTGGTCACGCCAGTATGCTAAGTCTGGCAATCGTTTTTACACTGGTAACAATCCTCACACTAAGCATCTTCATATCTCTATCAACGCTGATATGGCTAATGACACTAGCCCTTGGTTTTGGTGGATGAATCAACCTACAGTTGTGAACCAAATCAAGGCTAAGTTACAACCTCAGCCCAAGAAGAAGGTGGCAGAAGGTGTCACAGTGGCACCCGTATGTACCTGCTGTCAGGTTCACAAACCCAAGAGAAAGGCACGATAGTGGAAACACTAAAGCAAATCTCTCTAACCTGGTTCCGCGCTGCAGCATCTGCTGCTATTGCGTTGTACCTTGCTGGAGAAACAGACCCTAAAACCCTTGGAGCAGCAGCACTTGCTGGCTTCCTTGGCCCAGTTCTCAAGTGGCTAGATCCATCTGCCACAGAATTTGGACGTGGTAAGAAGTAGTTTGTAAGAGCGCTGCGAGAAAGGCCCTTCAGGAGAAATCCTGAGGGGCTTCTTTTTTGTTGCCTAAAAACTTTCCTCTTTGTCCACAGGACAGGGAACTTTGACTAGGTTGCCACAGTTTGCACATTGACCATCCAATGCCCACCAAGAAATCTCATAATCTTCAAACTGTGCAAAGATGTTGAATACGGTAGAGCCGCAAGAACAGGCGTGGGTTGGACCTAGAGTACGTAGATCAGCAGCAGTGATAGGAGGTAGAGGTGTGCTATATTTCAGCAGCCGAAGTAGACGGAACCACATTGCTCTGCACGGCTCCCTCCTAAGGTCGGTTCGCCTCTCGGCCTGACGGCCTCGGCACCGTGAGGTGCCGTTTATTCGCCTTCGGCTCATATTGTAATAATCCATCAGAGTGTCGCTGGCGCGACACGCCGTAGTATCCATTACCATTATCCAGTGACCACATTAGTAGCAGTCGAGTTAGACGATAGAGCAGTTATAGCAGCAGACTCACAGATTACCGAAGATAACCTGCGAACTATTAGCAGTTCCACACCCAAGATAATTCACGTGGGTAAGTATCTATTAGGTCTTGTCGGTGATGCTAGGCCAGGAGATATCCTCGCCTATAACTGGACTCCGCCCGTGTATAAAGGCGCAGACCCGATTCAGTGGATGGGCAAGAAGGTAATGCCGTCGATACTTACGGCGTTCAAAGAGAATGGATACGACCCGTATGAAGCGACGAAAGATAAAGACACAGGATTCGACTACATTGTCGCGTTTGATGGGAATGTATTCCATATCGCGACGGACTTATCGTTTATCAAATCTGACCACAAGATTTATGGAATCGGTAGTGGCGGCGCTTATGCTCTCGGTTATCTTTATGATCGTCTGGGTCGTCTCACTAATGGTAATGTAGAGCAACACGCCCGACGTGCCGTTGAAATCGCCAGCATCCTTGACATCAATACCTGTCCTCCGATTCAATTAGTTACTCAACGACGGGAGTACTAATGAGAAAAGATTGGTCCCACTGGACTATCTATTTCAATGCCAACCACTTGTATAACTGGGGCATTGGTATCAACTATTACCACGAATATGAATCAGCACCATTTGAGATGCTTGCTAGAATTTGTCAGATAGACCTGCTATTGTTCAATATCACAATTACTCGATGGGAAAAACGGCAGTGGATATAAAAGAATTACTTATCAAGGCGCTACACGATAAAGAGAACAAGCGCCCACGTTCTACTCAGGTTCAGGTAGGACCATCTGAATTAGGTGGTTGCCGTCGTAAAGTCTGGTACAAGTTACATAACCAGCCTGAGACTAACGAGAACGAGATGAAGTTAGCAGCGATTATGGGTACTGCTATTCACGGTGCCATTGAAAAAGCAATGGCTGATAACAAAGAAGTTTTGATTGAGCAGACCGTAGAACATAACGGTATGAAAGCACACGTAGATCTCTACATCCCTGGGACAGGAGATGTAGTTGATTGGAAGACAGTCAAGGTGAAGAACCTTGCCTATTTTCCAAGCCAGCAGCAACGCTGGCAAGTACATACTTACGGATACCTCATAGAACAAAGTGGATTGGGGAAGGTCCACAATGTGCATCTTGTGGCTATTCCACGAGACGGTGACGAGCGCGATGTAAAGGTCCACTCAGAGAAGTACGATTCTTCCATTGCGCTTGAAGCCCTATCGTGGTTGGAAGGTGTGAAGCAATCAGAGTTTCCACCAGAGCCTGAAAAGGATGAGAGTTACTGTAAGTTCTACTGTAAATACTATGACGCATCAGGCGAGATGGGATGCGTTGGTCTAAAAAAAGAACGTACAAAAACTGAATTACCACTCATTGAGAATTCAGATACTGCTACCAAAGCCTTGCAATATCTACAACTAGATAACCAAATAAAGGATCTCACTACACAGAAAGATGCTTTGAAAGAAGAACTTGCTGGAGTAGTGGGTGTCACCGATACAGGAGTAGAAGTTCGTTGGTCTTCTGTCGCTGGTGCTAAACAAGTGAATAAGGAAGTGGTCAAAGAACTTCTTGGCTTCGTTCCTACTATTGAAGGGAAAGAATCCCTTCGACTTTCTATCAAACATACTGGAGGTAAATAACAAGTGGCTGCGAATGAATCAACAAAGTTCCAAGTGAATTTCAAATCACCTGATGGAACTCTTATCAACCTTTACGCTTCAACAAAGGAGGAACTAGAATCGTTGCTAACTGCAGCGCAAGACTTTTCCGCCCTTATTGGAAGCGTTAGCCAATCTTTCTCAGGCGCTCGATCTGCTGCGCCCGTATCAAGTCCTGCTGCACCAGCAGCACCACGACCAGTCGTAGTTGAGGGTCAGACACCTGAATGTAAACACGGTCAGATGCAATTTAGAACAGGTAACGGGGCCAAGGGACCTTGGAAGGCTTGGATGTGCGCTGCTCCTAAGGGTGCGCCAGACAAGTGCGACGCAATCTGGGTTCGATAACCACGTGCGCGACCCACGAGAGTACGAAAGTCCTCTCTGTGCGGAAGTTGATGGCGAATACTGGTTCCCAGAAGATTTATCTGGTATCGGAAAAAACGAAAATATCAATATCGCTAAAAGTATCTGTGGAAACTGCCGTCATCGAACTGAATGCGCCGAATGGGGAATTACTAGAGAACGCTATGGTATGTGGGGAGGACTCACTGCCAATCAGCGTAAGTACATAAGGAGAAAACGAGGAATCATTCTTCCTCCAGAGGAAAGGGAAGGTAGAAGTGCTTAGACTTACACGTGCTTGGCAAGGCACGCAGATCAAAGCAACTCCACTTCCTGATGTCTGGAAAGATTTAGTAACAGGTGAGATAAGTGTACGCTTCAGACGAGGACAAGTCTGTATGGTTGCAGCAGCACCCAATGCAGGTAAGTCTATGTTTGCTCTAGTGTATGCAATCAAAGCAAAGATTCCAACGCTCTTCTTCTCAGCAGATACTGATACCACAACGGTAACTATCAGGGCTGCTGCTCATATGTCAGGTCATACACAACTGACAGTAGAAAAGAACCTTACTGAAAATCCTAACTTCTATAAAAAAGATTTAGGAGATATGCAACATATACAGTGGGTCTTTGACTCCAGTCCGTCACTCGATGATATCGAGATGGAGATAAAGGCTTACATAGAACTGTATGGAATTGCACCTGAACTTATAGTGATAGATAATCTAATGAATGTAGCAGCCGAAACCGACAATGAGTGGGCAGGGCTGCGAGCAATTATGATGGAGTTACACGATATGGCACGCAAGACCGAAGCCTGTGTGCTAGTACTTCATCACGTATCAGAACAGAGTGAGTATGGATCTCCCACGATGCCCCCTCCTCGTCGTGCCATACACGGTAAGGTAAGTCAATTACCTGCCATCATTCTGACCCTTGGTTATGACCCCTCCCAAGGAATGCTTCGGGTTGCTGCCGTGAAGAATCGCTTTGGTCCTCACTTTGCTGATGCTTCACGGTGGGCAACATTATTTACAAACTTCGGTGCTTGCCAGATAGGTGACTCCGATGCACAAGGCAGGGCATACCTCAACTCTAATCCACAGGTGAAGTATTGAGTTCATATAATAAGATAAAAGGTTCAAAGTTTGAGACAGATGTTATGAAATATCTACGCAAACTTGGACACTTTGCTGAGCGTCTGGCTAAGGCTGGGGCCAATGATGAAGGTGACATCGTTACCATAATCGCAGGTCAGACCTATATTTTAGAATGCAAGAACCGCAAGTCAATCAATCTTCCGCAGTTCTGGGCAGAAGCCCAGACTGAGGCAGCCAACTATGCGAAGGCTCGTGGACAAGTGGTTGCTCCGCCTGCCTTCGTCATAGTGAAACGTCGTAATGCAAGTATTGAGGATGCTTGGGTAATACAAACACTAGAGAAATGGATGGAACAAATGCCAGTACCACAAGGACAGATAACAAGTAGTCAAGGGTGGACAACGCCAGCAGAACCACCGCTACCTGAAGAACCAACAGAGGTAGAACAGAAGGAAGAAGTAGCAGAAGAAGCCATAGATAAAAAGGCTAAGAAGAAATGATCTGCACAGACTGTAGTGTTGCTGGTGATTTCAATTCACAAGGCAACTACGATAAGGCCGAAGAGTTACACGAGTATTGTAAAGGAGATTGCGGATGCCACCACAAGACTGGTCCAGGGTGGTACGTAAAGGCGGGAGAAAAACCAAAACCGATCCAAACACAATCCCCATAGCAGTCATCGTTTCATTCTATGGTGGTGAAGTAAAAGAGGGAAGAAGCGCATCAGTCAAGTGTTGTATCCACGATGACTCAAGACGAAGCGCGGTAATGAATACGTATGACAATTTGTATTACTGTCATACCTGCGGCAAGGGTGGGTCATCCGTCAACGTGGTGATGGAAAAAGAGAGTCTGGAGTATAAAGATGCAATCGAGCGAGCAGTCGAGATTATTACTGGAAGCGGTCACTCGCTACAGTCAAAGTCTAGACGAGGCAACGTTAGCCTACCTCGACGGACGTGGAATATCTAAAGAGATAGCCGAGCAGTTTATGTTAGGAACTGTCGTTGATCCTGCTAATGGACACGAGCAGTTTGTAGGGTGGCTATCTATTCCATACGTTACGGCGTTGGGTATTGCTACAAGTGTAAAGTTTAGAAGATTAGATGACGGAAAGCCTAAGTATGGGCAACCAACAGGACAGAAACTACACCTGTATAACGTGGTAGATGTGACTGTTGATTCATCACATATTGTTGTATGCGAAGGTGAGTTAGATACCATTGTGGTATCGGGAGTATTGGGAATACCAGCAGTAGGAGTTCCAGGTGTGGCTGCGTGGAAGCCTTACTATGCTAAGTTGCTGAGTGGATTTGATACAGTCTATGTTGTCGGTGACAACGATCTGAAAGAAGATGGCACTAACCCTGGAGCAGAGTTTGCCAAACGTGTCGCAGGAGAAGTAACAAACTCACATATTGTACAATTACCACTAGGTATGGACATCAACGAGATGTATCTACAGAATGGGCCAGAGGAAACTATGACACTACTAGGAGGAGCGAGATGAATGAGCAAGAAAAAGGATCTCCAAGAGGCAGCCATATTATTGACGGATATGGGGATGATAATAGTCTCGATAGATTACAAGGCTGGGACTATAACTTGTCAGCCGATGCCCGCAAGAGGATAGATGATGACTTCATTCGAGATGTCTGGTCCATCTTGGACTCCGCTGGAAATTTGCTCATCCGCAAGCATAGTGATTACGGCCCGAAGAACATCGCTCACAGTCCAGGTGGAGCACTCAACGGACTCCGCGTGCGAATGTGGGACAAAGTGGCTCGTATCAATAACCTCCTTGATAGCAGAGTATCTCCCAGTAACGAAAGCCTCAGAGACTCCTTCATAGATTTGTTGAACTATTCTGCCATTGCAATTATGGTGCTCGATAAAAAGTGGCCTGAGTTACCTAATGATTAGTCAAGAAAAGTTAGATGAATGGGCAAGGCTATATGAATCTACTTGCACTGAGTCTCCAACTTGCGCTTACTGCCAACACTACGCCAACATTATTCGTAAGCCACAGATATTTACTGACTTTGAAAAGACAGATTTGTTCAAGGGTTGTATGAAAAAGATTGCAGAACTATCACGGAGGTTAGAGAAAGTTGACTGAGAAGTATTCGTGGTACAAGGCTGCGCTACGCAGAAAGAAAATAGAAGAAGCGAAAAGATTGAAGGCTGCCCGTTACGTTGATGAGATGAATAAGAGAGCCAATGACAAATCAACTACATCCAACACTCAATGATCTAGTCCCCTCGGTGGTCACTACTATCCATCGTAGGTTTAGAACTTACACAGAAAGATCAGACCTACTCCAAGAGGCGTGGGCTTTCGTTCTCTCACGCGCTGATAACTTCAATGAACTACTCAACCACGAGTCAGAAGTCCAGCGTAAATGGAATGAGAAGCGAGTAGCGTGGCAGATACGCAGGAACTTAGAACGTTATGCTCGTAAAGAGAAGGCAGTCAAGTCGGGATATCAGATCGCTGATGAGGCATACTACGACACAGTTACTATCGGACAGTTACTTCCATTCGTAATCAAAAGTTTTGTTACTGATACTGCCCTAGAGCAGAGCCAAGTCCTTGTCAATGACGGCACACCTAGAAAGCAGAGCGCACCAGCAGAAGGTGGAAACCTGCTTGCTATGCTGGTTGATATCAAGAAAGCCTATGAGAAACTAGATAAGCAAGACCAAGAGATACTGCGCCTGCGTTACCACGATAACCTCACTCTTCAACTCATCTCTGAGTATTTAGAATGTGCTATCTCTACTGCTGATCGTAAATGTAATCAAGCCCTACGCAAACTACAAGAAAACATAGGAGGCGAAAGCCCTTGGCAATAGTCATACAACTTTCCCAAGCAGAGGTAAGAGTCTGTGCTCTTATCGCTGTTGAACGTTGGCTAGTCAAGTTCGGGTCAGAAGATAGACCCAACTACGCAAGTGGTAAGAAGTTCGGTAAGTTAGAACCTGAGATCAATGCCAACATCAGAGCCAACGTCGCTGAGTGGGCAGTCGCCCGTCACTATAACCTTGGTTGGAATATGCCGTGGTACCCGAACGACTTACATAAGCAGAGAAAGAACATCTCTGACGTGGGTGACTTAGAAGTGCGAACAGTACGCACTCAGTCTGCTATACCCTTCTGGAAAAAGGACGTGGGTAGGACTATCGTTGGGACAAAGGTTCTTGATGAAGAATACTATTCTTTGGTGGAAATCTACGGCAAGTTCCAAGCCGATGACTTTATGATAGAACAATTCTCTGACCCTTCCATTGACGGCTGGCGTGTGCCTGTGGAGTTATTAGAAGTATGAAGTACGAATACGAGTGTCCTGCCTGTGGAAATGTCGTCCTCATTCTCCGTTCCATTCACGATATTGAGGTGGATTATGACTGCCCTCAATGTGGATCAACTGTCAATAGAAAGTATGAAGCCCCTGCCATTTCATTCAGAGGCAAGGGCTTCTATTCTACTGACTCGAAAGGATAAGGAACTAGTCAGTAGTGTCCTTTGCGTTGATGATAGCGATAAGCCTTACAAGGTGTTCCATAACGCTCACTAATGTAACGTAAGCCTCGCAGTATTTGGAGTTCAGGGTCTCGACTTCTCTCTCCAAGCATTTGAGCGATTCCAAAAGCGCTGCTTCTAGGGTTCTGTGCGAAGTGGTCAAACCTGCTCTCACGGGTCCATAGATCGTGGAGGCAGAGCCACTCTCGTCCTCGCCAACCAAACGCAACCCACGCATAGGTCTTGGCTCTTTCTCTATTTTCATTCTTCTCCTCCCACGTAGCCTTTGTCCTGCTCATCTGTGTTGCTTTTCTCGGATCGAGATGAGTTACCTCGTGTGTTCCTACTAGAACCAATATCATTGTTAGTAGCGGTAGCGCCACTAATATCCAACCACGCCCTTCCATTAGCCTCATCAGTTAGCCTCTCCTTCTCAAGTAATTCCTTGTATTGGTCGGGGTACTGCTGAGCAAGGCGGGTTAGCGCTCTCGCCCTCGCCCTCTGATAATTGCGTAGCCATACGGCTCGCTTCTCAGAGTTCTGTCTGCGTCTATCTATCGTTTTCATTGAGTTTATGCTCCCATATAATCAGCAGATAGGCAAGAATACAGACGGCTATTACACCTAGAAATATCACCCTCTACTCCTCTCGCTTGTGATAGTAGCCAGCACCAGCGCCGTCACTTCTATCTTGTCGGTTACCAGCACAGGGTTCTCGATGTCCTGCTCATTCCATACACTCACAAAGATAGAGTTATCTAGCCCTCGTCTGAACCATTCAACGGCGTCAGACGGGCTTGCTCCACCCCACGCAATATCGCCCTTCCTATCCATTACCTCATAGAAATTGACGAGTTTCATACTTCACTCCCACAAACTAGACAGGTTACTTCTTCGACAGGTTGTTCTATCTCACAAGCATCACAGTCTTGCCACTTGATATGTAATAACTGTTGATTATCTTGTCTATCTTTGACAAACTTTCTGACTGATCCGTCTCCGAAATTGACATACATTTCGTAGAGAAAATCAGATAACTCTTTCTCTTCATACAGTTTCATTCTTCTCCTCCTTGTAGTTGATTAGTTGTAGTTCATTCAAGGCATTCACCATACGGATTAGGTTCGCCCCTGCCTCCTTGCTATCTCCCTCTACCATTTGCTTGATCGCAAGGTCACGGCAGAGGTCTGCCTTTGCTTGATAGTATTCTTTATTCACTTGCTTCCTCCTCCAATAGTCCTTCCAATAAATTGAGTATTCCTGTCACCTGTTCAGGTTCATCTCCTTCTCGCCAAGAATATGACGCTAAGAAATCGTATTGCTCCTTGAGTAATCCTTTATCTATATTCATTACTCTCCTCCATTTCTTTGATTAGGTCATCTATTTCAGGAGAGTAGGCTACTCTATCCGCCTTCTCTTCCTCTAAACCACACGCAGTTTCGGCGTGCTTTGTTAGTGTGCGATCAGAGAAGTTCCACCCACATACACCACACTTAGGCATTACTCTCCTCCTCGCACTCAGTATCATCGTGAACCTTTCGATCCCACTTACTCTCCTCATTCAACATCTCACAGCACGCACCGCAGATATCATTCTCACATCTGTCACACGGCACAGAGTCAGGGAACAACTTATCTCCACACTCTATACACCTAGACATTGACTACCTCCTCTGAACAGTTGTGTTCTCCATTGTTGTATTCACCGCACGCACCGCAGGCGTGCCACTTGCTCTCATAATCGGGATCATAGACACACCGTTGCCCGTGATAACTAGACCAATGCTCGCCACACCCCACGCATTTATCGTTCTTGTCATAGTTACTCATTACTCGCCCTCTCTCTCCTTGATTTCTACCTTACTCATTACCCACAGCACCGCCCCGATTAGTAGGGCGATACCTAACACTTGCGCGGTGGCTTGCCACCCTCCTAGATATATGTCGAACACTATGCGCTCACTTCCTCTTCTGCTAATTCTTCTTCCAATTCCTCAATGGCTTCGTTGAACAAATCGGTGTAGTAGAGATATAGGTCAAGCCCCATTAGACCAATAATCGTAATCTCTCCCCCCATACCTAACTCAGCATAACCGCGATTATCGTATTCGCTAGGTAACTCTTGCCATTCTCTAATTATCTGATTAGAGTAAACGGGAAGATAGCCGTCCACCCATTCGCCCGAATTGTCTTTGATATCGTCAATTTCTTCCCCATTGGATAGGGCGGTACGGATTTCTTGCTTCATCTGTTCTACTGTTGTCCTGCTCATTGTCTTATCCTTTCAATGTGGAGGCTAGTTCCTCCCCTCCCCCGCAGGATAGTCTAACCCTGCGAGGAAAGGCAAGCACCAACTCGATCGAGTTCCCTCTCTCCTAAAAATGATTTTCGTATTGGTCTATCGCCCATTCATAGAGAGCGCCCTCTGTAAGAGTCACTCTTTCGGTGTCGTTGAAATACTCAACGCTTACCTCGTTGAGGTCTAAATCCTCCTGTATCTTTACGCCGTCCTCATTGGGAAAGAAAAAAGACATAATGCGGAAGCGGTTCGGTGCGCTTTCGGCATAGACAAAAGGGTTCGCCTCGTTGCCTTCCTCGCGGTCTGCCTCTGTTGTTGCTAGTAGTTCCGCCTCTCGTTGCTTGAGGTTCATTGTTTAGCCTCCTCTAGTTCTTTCGCGCACTTATCGCAGACATTATCGTTCGGAAATTGCGGGTCATAGACCCATTTACCGCACGCCTTATCGCCTACCCCTAGACATTCGCTCACTTTGTAGCCTCCTCTAGTTCTGTGGTGATGTGGTAGGTCTCTTCATTGCGTTTTACACATTCGCAATACTCCTCACCACAGGGACAGAGTTCCGCCCCTCCTGTCCAAAATGCGTCGTACTTAGCCTCTGCCTCTTCCTGAGTCTCTGCCTCTATGTAGAGCACTTCTGTAATTACCTCAAATTGGTAGCGCTTCATTTCTTATCCTTTCGGGGTTCTAGGTCTAGAACCTCCCCACCGCCCACCCGTGAGGGTGAGCGATAGGCAAGCGCTAAGCCTTGTAAACCGCTCCTAGAAATCGGAGGGAATCAAAGCGAGGGTTCTCTACGGATAACCATTCAACGACATCGTTGACGGCTTGGTCTACTGCCTTACCTTCGGCGGTCTTTGGTTCAACGGCTAGAACTAGGCGGTTCATCACCTTTGCTAGTTCTACATAGTCTTTTCTAGTCATTTCTGCCCCTTTTCGGTTCTTTAGAACATTTGTTCTAATCGTTGTTCGGTATCTCCGCCAACGAGAGAACAATACACGATAGATGAGGTTTATCTATCTATTTGGCAAAGATTTTTCGGTCATAATCGGTCAGACCTTTAGCCGTATCTGCTAGGTAATTAGACAACGAAAGTGTTGCGAAATAGAACACTTGTTCGGATCTTTAGTAAAGGTTGAGGGTTGAGAATTGTCTTAGGATTATTTATTTATGGAAAGAAAATAACAAAGGCACGGGGGCGCAAGAGTGCCGAGTGGGTAGCAAGCCCTCACAAGATTATCGTCTCAACATACGAGACAAAGGCAACAACCGAAAAAAGACGGCAACCGCAGGGGCAACAAACCCCCGTTTATATAGCCGAGCCACGCCCTGTATGTACTCCCCAAATAAATATCTCGACTAAAGTGGGGGGCTTAGATCTATATAAAACGGACATAGAACCCGTGATATAGGTGACGTTCGTCACATTAGTAGGAAATCACCTATTTTTTCTGCCTTATATATAGTAGGGGAGCAAATGCGACACAGCCCTAGCATTTGCGACCAGGGGCGCTTCGCTGGGTGCTACGCGCCCTAGAAGCGTAACCAACTTACCCCCTTGCTCCTAAGGTCGCTTCGGGGCGCTCAAGCACCGAAGCCAGGTGTGGTGCTTTGCACCACTTTTAGTGGGGATAGTTGTATCTATTCCAATAGGAGATCTAATGGCAAAGCAAAAACCCACCAAACAACAGAAGGCCTATGGTAAGGCCCGTGCTGGTGGAAATAAACCTATGAAGATTACAGGCGACGATGTTCGTCGCGCTGGCAAGGCTGCTGCCATTGTTGCTATCAACCTTACCCCTACAGGACGTGCTGCTAGTACCGTCGCTAAAATTGCTTCTCTATCCAAGGCTACCAAGTTATCCTCTGGTGCCTCCAAGGTAAAGACCAAAACCTTTACCCAAGGAAGAACTGCTAGAATTACAAACACCCCTCCTAAAAAATCGGCTGCTGGTCCTAACTCTCCTATCAAGGGAACTAAGGTCAAGGTTGAGTACAAAACCAAAGAACTTACTCCTAAGCAGCAGGCTACTTTGACCACAGGTCGGGTAGTTCGTGAAAAAGGCAAAGCAGCAGGAGCCTACGCTAAAGGTGCTGCTACTACAGCAATCATTGCCAGCGAAAAGGGTAAGAACAAAAAGAAGAAGAAGTAGATCTTGTGACTGTAACCCCGAACAAGACCAAAGAGTCAGATAGAGCCAAGAAGGTCATACTCCAATGTATGGCTGAAGGTATGACTGTGGAAGCGGCAGTCAAGACTGCTGGTAAATCCATCAAGTCCTATGAGTACTATCGTCGGGTAGATCCCACATTCAAGTCGTTGGCTGATAGAACCCGCCTCGGTTCTGTAGAAAAGAACTGGGCTGAGGAATCAGCCCTTGGTCTAGACTTTGTTACCTGGAGACAAAAGTACCTCAGATCCAAGACCTTTGGTCACCAGAAGAATCTGATAGATGTGATAGAAGGACGCGAACCTTCCTGGCTCCATCCATCAATGAAGTACGAAAAAGGTATTGCAGATAACCGCATCCTTTTGAACATCCCACCCAACCACGCCAAGTCAATGACGGTCACGGTGGATTATGTTACCTACCGCATTGTCAATAACCCCAACTTTAGAGTTCTTATAGTTTCCCAAACCCAGCGTTTAGCGGCTGACTTCCTTTATGCTATAAAGCAGCGACTAACGCATCCAATGTACGAAGAACTACAGCAGGCCTACGCCGCTGGGGTTGGGTTCAATACTAAGACAGCCTCCTGGCAGGCTACCCGTGTTACCTTTGGTGAAGAACTACGTGAGTCTTCTGAAAAAGATCCAAACCTAGAAGCCGTCGGTATCGGCGGTCAGATCTACGGTAAACGCGCTGATATGATTATCATAGATGACGCTGTAACCTTATCAAACGCCAATGACTTTGAACGACAGATCAAGTGGCTCACCCAAGATGTACGAAGCCGTCTGAACCCCACAGGTAAACTTATTGTGGTAGGTACCCGCGTTGCACCAGTAGACCTATACAAAGAATTACGTAATCCAGATCGCTACCCTGGTGGCTTAGTTCCCTGGACCTATCTGGCTATGCCAGCACTTCTTGAGACAAACGAAGACCCAGAAAAATGGGTTACACTCTGGCCCTATTCCGATGCTCCATTTGATGGACAAGAAGAAGTAGATAAAACAGAAGAAGGCTTATACCCTCGTTGGAATGGTAAGCATCTATTTGCTGAACGCCAGGCTATGGATACCTCCACCTGGGCGCTAGTCTACCAACAGCAAGATGTTTCTGATGATGCAATCTTTGACCAAGTTTGTGTGAAAGGCTCCATTGATGGAATGCGAAAAGCAGGTCGTCTGGTGCCTGGCAATCCAGGTCATCCCAAAGACCTCAACGGTTTCAGTTTTGTTTGTGGACTCGACCCAGCAATGGTCGGAGACACAGCGGCGGTATGTTATGCAGTTGATCGCATTTCTCATAAGCGCTACATTGTGGACGCTATCAAGATTACGCGTCCTACGCCTGCACAAATCAGACAACTCATTACCGATTGGACTCACGTATATGCACCATCGGAATGGATCGTGGAGCGTAACGCCTTTCAATCTTTTCTCACGCAAGATGAAGGAATTAGACAGTTCCTTGCATCCAAGGGAGTTGTACTAAGAGAGCACCACACTGGTAATAACAAGTGGGATGCAGGCTTTGGTGTGGCATCTATGTCCACACTCTTTGGTACTAAGCAGCAAGATGG